CCTGTTCCCTTACCATCACGTAGTTGGTTAGAGTGTGCAGATACTACAGTTCCGTCTTGCATAGAACACATCATACATGGTGCGCCATCTGCTAGTTTAAGTAGTTTAGGGTTTCTATAGTTCACTAATAATCCCAACCCCAACCCATAGTCTGACCCCATACCTCTATCTGTTGTTGGTATTCTGTCATCTCACTTGTGGTTAGTTTAGTTGTTGACTTTATAAGTTCTACTGGCATACCTGCAATTTCTGTTTGGTATCGTAAGAATTTATATCCCATAAGTTCGTGTATCTTATCTTTTTCAATGCCTAGATGTTGACCAATACTTGTATATAGCTCCCATAGTCTTTCGTTTTGTTCTAGGCTACGGTTTAGTTTAGCGTCTGTTACTGTTACTCTCCAACGCTTAGTAAAGTCAAGTGTTTTTAACTTCTCTACTAACATTGGTAAATTGTCTTTGGTTAATGCCCACTTTATCATCTCTCCATCCTTTCGTTTTAAATACTTGTCCGTCTTTAGAAGTTGCTTTGTATTCTATATCATTTCCAAATAGCTTTTTACATTCTTTTATGAAGTCATTTATGGTCATGGACTCTCCTTGTAACGTAATCCTTTAGGATCAAACCAAAAATTAAAGTTACCTTCCCATTGTGCATTACGCTGCTTCTGAACAAAGACCTTGCAATCAGGAATAATCTTTAATTCTTCTTCAGGTGTTTTACCAGCTTCCACTAACTTTTCTTTAGCTCTGTTACGCCATACGCAAATAATATTATCGCATAAATTTCTGATATGTGAACTACCCATGATGTTTGTAGCATCTGGTATTTCATCCTCTGACTTCATCTTACGAGTATGAGCCACCAAGAAAATTGCAATATTTAAATCACGTGACACAACTGCTAGTTTATCTACGAATAGCTTTTGAGCTTCTAAAGACTCTTCAGATATATCACTCATCTTCATAAGACTGTCAATCACAAATACATCTACACCAAGAATATGTTTTCCATAGTATAGCGTTGCTATCATGTCTTGTGAAGTAGTAACACCTGTTTGATCGTAAATATACAGTTTGTCTTTTGCTCTATCTGTCCACTTGCGAATAAAATCATCTGTTGGTTCTGGTGATCCTAAAGTTTGTGTAATCATACGAGCTAATGTTAATACAGGTCGCATCTCTAAACTAGCTACTAGGCATTTAGTATTCTGTCGCATCATAGCTAATATGACTTGTGATAACCACATACTTTTACCATGACCTGATACACCGGTGAGAATGTTTACTTCCGCATTCCTAACACGAAACTTATCTTCCGTCTTAATCCAGCCAAGTGATTTACCACTATGAATTTCCTCACCAAAATACTTGACCAAGTCATCAGCAAATATATCCGTACTTTTAACTTTAAACTCTGCATGACTAAACTCCTGTTCGTAGTAATCAGTAATGACTGACTGATTGACAGTTAGTTTATTTATCACTTCACCTATGTTCACTAAATACCACCTTCCCAAACTTTACGTTCTGTTGGCATTTCACCATCATTCCATCTTTCCTGGTTCAATAGCGTTAATGGAGCTGGTGAGAAACCATCTTTCCATGATTGAGTATCTTTCATTTTTTTTACATACCCTATCACTTCATCTGCTATAGCGTCAAGATTTTTATTAGCCCATCTTTCTAAACAAGTTTTCTTGTTGACTTTACGAACATTAGGATAGCTTTCCCAAAATTCATCAAACCTATTGGTCGTTTTAACGACATATATATCTTCTCTTTTCTTCTCTTCTCTTCTCTTCTCTATGCTAACAGGTTGATAGTTTTCCTCTAGCCAACCTCTAGTAAACAGTTCATTTACTATTTTTTCAATAAAGTCAATAGGATAATGAAGTCTAAAAGCTATCTCATAGTTGTCAGGTAATATGCCATCACTTTCAGAACCAAGACACCATAACTCCACTAAAACAGCTTTTTGTTCAAAAGATAACTTATGTATCTCTATATCATTAATATAATCCGTACCATAAAATTTAAACCATGTCATCTTTTTTTGATAACGTGGGTTTCTAGGCTTGTAAAGGTTAAACTTCTCCCAATTCTTAATTCTCATATACTCTCCTTAAAATAAACATTCTTCATATAATTCTGACATTGGCACGACTTTTGCTTTAGGCGTTCTAGGCAAAATATGGAGCTTGCAATTAGACCTATTCTCAAGAAACCATAGTGCAGATGCCTTGTTACTAAAGGCTCTTAGCGGTTTTCCATCAAATTCATCTAATATAATGTAACGCAATATCTCCATGGAGCAAAACATTACCACAATGTATTTCTATTTGCAAACTATTTTATTTCTATTTATTTACTAGAAAATGCTTGACAATGTTTTTTAGGTCATTAATATAGCTACTGTAGTATTTAACTTTTAGGAGAGAAAAATGAATAATTACAACGTAAAATTATGTTACAAATCAAATGTAGATAATTCTAGACATTATTTTGATTGCGAAGTACAGTCTACAGATGATAAATCTGCTATACATCAAGCCTTTCTTGAGCTTAGCAAAACTGTAAATACTAACAAATGGTTTATGGTTTCAATTTCAAGCCCAGATGTAAAAAGTATTCAAGGTGTTCCTTTTGTAAGATATAGTGGCCTTAATATTTATTCTAAATACGTATTTTAATTTGGAGAGAAAATTATGCTTTATGATGGAAAATATCAACAGTTTGATTATGTTGTAATTGATTGCAATAATGATGATAAAGTTATTGCTGACAATTTTGAATGTTTAGCTCATGCAGAACTTTGGATTGAAACACACAAAAAAGACTATCCAAATTCTTTTCTTATAACAGAACTTTGCTAGGAGAGAAACATGAGTATTAAAACAATGATTATTACTGCAATAGCTTTTTGGGCTTACGTAGCTTTATGTATATGGGTTATGGGTAAGTTAGCAGGTGCAATATGAATAAATGGATATGGCTATTCCTTTTTGTATTTTGGGGGTATATAATATGGCGAATGGTTTAGAGCATATAGCTAATATACTTAAACGATTGAATGAAGAATTTAAATTAGATAATGACAAATTTGAGGAGAGAACTAATGTCACAACAACAATTTTACGACCAAGTAATGATGCAACACCATCAACAAGAATTACAACAAACGGAGAGCAAGATGAACTATAACGAACTACGTAAGATTAATGTTTCAGATCATATTGAGAAAAAGAATGGTCTATCATACTTATCATGGGCTTGGGCTGTGGATACTCTTCTACAGCAAGACCCAACTGCAACATGGTCTTATGGTGAACCTAAACAATTTGGTGAAACACTTATGGTATTCTGCACAGTCAATGCTTTTAATAAATCTATGACTGCACAATTACCTGTGCTTAACTTTAGAAACCAAGCTATTCCTAATCCTGACGCTATGGCAGTTAATACAGCTATGCAACGTTGTTTGGCTAAAGCTATTGCATTACATGGTATCGGCTTATACATATATTCTGGAGAAGACATAGCGCCAGATGCAGAACAACCAACTCTAAAGGCTGTATCTAGCAAGGACTTTCTATGATAGAACAACGCACAGATGAGTGGTTTCAACAAAGACTAGGCAAGGTGACAGCATCCAGAATATCGGATGTTATCGCCAAGACTAAAACAGGTGTATCTACATCACGTCAAAACTACCTTGTCCAATTAGTATCAGAACGTCTTACAGGCAAGAAAGGCGATAGCTTTGTCAACCAGGCTATGTTAGATGGGATTGAAAGGGAGGCTGCTGCTAGAGAGCTTTATATGCAATTTAAAGGGGTATCTGTAACAGAGGTAGGTTTCTTTGACCATCCTGTTATTAAGAATAGTGGTGCTAGTCCTGATGGTGCAGTAAATGCAGAAGAAGAAGGTAAGTATGCAGGTCTTATAGAGATTAAGTGTCCTATAGAAACAACCCATACTAATACGCTTATGAGTAAATCAGTTCCTAGTAAATATATACCACAGATGCAATGGCAATTAGCTTGCACCGGTGCTAAGTGGGTAGATTTTGTTAGCTACAATCCTAATTTCCCTGTAGAATTACAGCTCTTTGTTTCTAGGGTTGACAGGGATAATGATTATATTGCAGAACTAGAAGCTGAAGTGGTTAAGTTTTTAGACGAAGTAGATCAAACAATTTTAAAACTAAAGGGGTAATATATGGCTGAGTATGATAAAACAAACACGTTTGCATTATTTAAGAATGATAAAGGTGACAACCCTAAACGACCTGACTACACAGGTAATCTTAATGTAGATGGTATTGAGTTTAGAGTAAGTGGATGGGTTAGAGAAGGTGCTAAGGGTAAGTTTATTAGCGGTACTGTACAGATGAAAGAAACTCAGGGTGAAACAAGAAGTAAACCTGCTGTTGAAGGTGCAGATGAGGATGTTCCTTTCTAGGAGCATCCCCATTGCATAACAATTACTTGTTCATTACGTACATTGTGACTTCGAAGCCAAAACGCATTTCAGTAGCTGCTGGTGTTGTCCACATAGCGGTTCTCCTTTCTTTTAGATTTATAATAGAATTATACGCCTGTATGGTTTTGTTAGACACAAGAAAATCATGAAAGGACTATAATGGATATACACCATTTAGAACTAGATATATCGTGTTATGCTACTGCTGTTTACCACGAAGTTAATACAAGAACATTGGAGGAAAAAATTGGAGTCATTAATACTATACGGAATAGGGTTCGTGATGGTCGCTGGGGTCGTGATGTATGCTCTGTCGTTTATTCTAATAATCAGTTTGCTGTGCAAGATCAGTCCCACAGTCCAGTTAATGAAAGGGCGTATTTGGAGACTAAACTTTTGGTTATTGATACGATTGTTCATAATAAATATGCAAATCCAGTTGCAAATGCTTTATACTTCCATGATGATTCAATACCGCCTAAAAAGGCATGGTTTGGTCAAAGGAAGAAAACACACATAGGAAGGATGGTATTTTACTAATGCAACAACATGATACGAAATTATGGTTAGCTAAAGTTCATAAAGATGTGATGGATGAAGCAAATATTAGACAAAAAATTGTAAGAGAAAATGAAGATTTAATATATGCTTTGGAATGGGTAATTGATGTATTTACAAATGGTGATCCTCAATGGCATGATGTTCCATGTATTGAAAACGCTAGAAAAGTGTTATACAAATGAAAGATAAAATATTAGGTTACCTGGTAGAAGAATTTGATAATAATGGTGTTCTTGTATGGTCTGCGCTTATGCCATCTAAACCAACATCTTTAGAGATTGAAAAAGATATTAAGAATAAATTGCATAATTGGGTTATAACACCACTTGTTGCAGATACAAAAAACATTATTAAAGTCACTAACATTAAAAAATACGATAGTAAAAAATTAACGGAGGCTTATGGTGGACTCTAACCCACTTACACAAGAAGAGATTATTAAAGCTTATAAAGAAGCATTTGGAAATGGTAATGCTGTTTTAACGCTTGACAGAATATTTAGATTTGCTAGGCTTATAGAACAAGCTCATGGGATTAAAAATGTACACTAAGCTAGACGATCAAAGACAAGCAAAGTTTATTAATGAATATATGCAAGAACATCCTAATTGCACTATTAAGGATGTCATTCAGGGATGTGTTACAAATAGAGTGCGATTAAAGTATTTAGAAAGTCAAGGATATTTCAGCTTACCTAAACCACTTGAACATAAAGAAATATTAGACAGAAGGTTTAAGAATAGGAATTATGTATCTGTAACTGTAGGAAGGGAGTATGGTAAATGGATAGGATATTAAAAGTAATTGACTGTATTATTTATATTATGGTAGTATTCGCAACAATAGGTTTCTTTATTGGAACTTATCAGGCAATAAATCTTTTATTTATAAGGGGATAGTTATGGTAGATATGGTGAATAGACCTCCACATTATTTAGTGGGCGGTATTGAGGCGATAGATGTAATTAAGAGTCGTTTAACTAAGGAAGAATACATTGGTTATTTAAAAGGATGTAAACTTAAATATGACTTACGCTATCCATTTAAAGATAACCCACAACAAGATTTAGAGAAGTCTGATTGGTATAAGAATAAGCTATTAGAAGCTACAAGAGATGAAGATGCTATTAATCCACCTGAAGTAGAAGCTATTTTAGAGAGGTTTGATGATGAGTAAGATATATTGGATCTTTGGACTTGCTATGGTTGCATTAGCAATATTTGGCACAGAAAAGGCTTTTAGCCAAACAACTACTATATATGCGCCAGATGGCTCTGTTACAGTATGTCAAGTAAATACTAACGGTACTGTAATCTGCCTTTAGTCGTCTAGCGGAGTTAGTTCTGAGTACAGAGATAGTTCTTCTCCGCTTATCTCTATAATAGAGTCATCATCTAGCTCTATAACAATAGTGCTATCACCATGTAATGCTTCGCATGATACGATAGTTCTACCTAGCATGTGATTGCAGATAATCTCTACTTCTGAACGTTGCATAATAAATCCTATAGTTTGACGAATTTTTCTGATTTGTCTGTGGTTAATTTTTTGTTACCTCTAAACCAGCTACCGCATTGTTGACATTGAAATCTTGGGTATTTACCGCCAGTTAATACTGCATAACCACGTTGTTGAACTTTATGACTTGCACAACTTGGACATACTCTTTCTTCTGAGAAGTGATTGTGATTAGGATGATTACTTATCCAACCTTTAAACTTATCATATACCTTCTCTAATAATACAACATCATTTCTATTGTATTCTTCCATGCGCTTCCATGCTGACCTATCGTTATTCATAACTTTAAGCCATAGCTCATGTCCTTCATGTGCTGTCTTTTGACCAAGACCTAAACGCTGTGCAATATAGTCTAGTTTATTAGAAACAAATCTGAATTTACTACGAGATGTTTGTAGTAAGTCTATGTGTTTAGCTGGGCTAGGAGGTGGCATACCAGCTTCTAAGAACTCTTTATTAAGCATAGGTATATCAAACCTATTACCATTATAGTGAACGATTGCGTCAGCTTCATCCATGAGTTTATGGATAGACTTTAGCATTGCTTTACGATCTGTTTTGTATACAGAGTCAAACATAATCTTTTTCTCACCATACCATTTAGCTGCATAGCATAGTGTGTAAGATGATTCTAGGAGTTGATTAAGCGCAATGTTTTGCTGCCAAATTCCCCAGACCGTTGCTAAATTAGGTGCGCATTCTATATCTAAAAGTAGTATCTTCAAGTAACTCTCCTAGTGTTGAGATACTTTATTATACACTAAATACATGATAATCAATAAGAAAACATATTTAAAGTGATCTATAGCGCAAAGAATATCGCAGATAAGGTAATCTAGCATATGATAATTTTTGCTGCCTTAGCTTGTTTTAGTTTCTCAAAGAACTTCTTATAGGCTGACCTAGAGTTACCTATAAAGTCTTTACCTGACCATGTTGTGCCAAGTAAGATACATCCGTCTGTATGTGCTGAAGTATTACCAGCATGAATACGAACACCTGTGAAGTTAGGAACGTTTAGTATATGTGGCATATCTTGTTTAAAGCGTACAGATGCATCTATAATGACTTTGTATTCACCGGTAGGGATAGCAGTTTTACCTATAACTTTACTACCATTTCTGACTACATCTTCTAGCGTATAACATTCATATACACCATTTATGTACATCTTGCCTATCGTGTGTGTATCTTTAAACTCAAACCGCTTTACTTCAATTAACATTCTTGTCAATATGTGTAAGTGCTTTAGTTAAGATTTGCATAGCATACATAAATAAAATAGAGAATCCCATAGCTACAAATAGCAATGAAACCACAATAATTTTAAGTATAGCTAAACCAATAAAGTTAAGTATGTCTAAGACTATCATTTCTTTTTAATGTAGAATAAACTACGTTCCCCAAATAGATAGAAACCAACTGCACTAGCAAAGTTATCTACTTCTTGTGTTGCAATACCTTGTAAGTGCATAGCTGCCCATGTTGCTAATACTAATAAACCTATAGATGGTCGCATGAGTCTTACAATAGCTTCTACCCATGGATAAGATGGATTACCTCCACCAGCTTCATTCATAACCTTAAAGAACTCTAAATCAATCTGTTTCATTTGAGCATATTGTTCTATGGTTGCTGGTTTGAATTGGTCAGGTGCTACAAATCTGTTAATAAGTGATTTACCTAAATCTACTGCTAATGGTCCTAATGCTGCTAGTATAGTAACTGGATCTATGATAATACTCCTTATAGTTCTTTAGGATCGTAGCCAAGTGTGTTAGCTACTCTCTTTTGTAATTTTAAAAATAAACCTTTATGGCTTGTATATTTATCTGTTTTAGGTGATTCTAAATAGCATATCATGTGTATGATTTCATGTGCTAGGGTCTTTAATACTGTATCTAAATGACCGCATTTAGCTGTAGATATAGTGATAACATGAGGTTCACCAGCTTCAGGTGGCTCATATTGTCCACATATAGTATCGTCATGCACTACTACGAAATCTACTTTAGATGCTGGTGGTAATTTATATTCGTCAAATACAGGAAACTCTATAAGCGCTGAATATAGATTAGCTATGTTATTTTCAGTTATAAATGTCATAGTGTTGAACGTGGTTTAAATAGTTGTGGATTATATACTGCTGTAGCATCTATCTCTGGAAAGTAAATTAATACTGATTCCATGTTGTTTACAGATTCTTTTTTCCAGCAACCTTCGTGATTAGCTTTACCTTTATCTGTAGCATAGGCAGCATAAGGATAGCCACGTAAACCCATTTTAGTAAACGTACATTCTTCTAGTGTTAATACTACTTCACCAGCTTCAGTAGCCATTGACATTTCTTT